TGGGGTGGTCAGCCACTTATTCAGCAGGAGCCCAGGCGGGGGAGGTGAACGTTCCGGTAGTGAACCAGCTTCGAGATACAGACATTGAAAGGGGGTTCAATGCCAACGGTTCGTACACTCGTTACCCTGACGGCACCGTGGAAATGTGGAAGGCTTTGAGCGTGCCGTGCACGGCCAATACCTTAAAGCAGGTGTACATCGACCTGCCCGCGGCAGTTGACATTACCCAGCCA